GTTATGTGGGAGTCTAGTGCGAAAGGTCCGGGGTCTAGAATCCAGGGTTTACAAGAAATCGTGGACCGCTTGGCAAACGAAAATCTTAAGGTTTTCAGCACTTGTAAACATTGGCTTCGCACGGTACCCTCGCTTCCTGCTGACCCCAAGAGGGTGGAAGATATTGACACGAGCGCGGAGGATCACCTCTTTGACGCGACAAGATATGGGTTGATGCTAAAGAGAGCAAGGACAGTAAAACCTAAACCTAAACCAAAGAAACCTAAAAGGTTTACGATGGAATGGTTGGATAAAATAGACGAACTATATAGGGATTGATAATGTCAGACTTAGATATCATTAACGTACCAGACTCTGGTTTGAATCCCGGAATACCCACAGATTCAAAGGGGTTGATTCGTAAGTTTCAAAAGAATGTAGAACTTTCGTATACGAAGTGGAAGACACAGTATAAGCAAATCGCGTATGCTAGAAGGTATGCATTAGGTAGACTCAATAGCAACTCTACAGTATTAACTGGCACTCAAGCGTTGCAAGAGGGTGGTCGGTTAATAAAGGGTAATTTAATACATGCTACCTTGCAAGGCTTGCTTCCTCATATCTACGCTCAAAATCCTGAAATAAAGATTCGCTCTAAAGAGTTGGTTGAACCGGAAGGTTATGATTACAGACCTGGTGACCTATTCGCTCAAACCGCAGAGTTAGTTTTGAATCATTGCTTAGAAGAGGCGAATTTAAAACGAATCGCAAAACAGATCTTACGCTCCTGCATGACAAGTAAAATTGGCATTGTAAAAGTAACATACCAAAGAGATTTCTACACTGACCCTCTCGTTAGTCGACAACTGAAGGATGCGCAGGATAGTTTAGCAAGAATGCAAGACGATATCAGACGTCTAGAAGAAGAGGGAACCTATGAGGGTGACAGAGAAGAGTTAATTGAAGAAATAACAGATATCATTGGTGGTTTCGAGGCCGAGGTTGATGTCATGCAGAGAGAAGGTCTGAACTTGGGTTTTGTAAGACCAGAAGATTTTCGCATGGACACTTCATTAGATTCTTTGCAAGACTATGAGTCGGCCAAGTGGATGGCCAACGTTACGTGGATGACGCCTAGCGATGCTATGGACCGCTTTCAATTAACTAAGAAGCAAATTGGCAATTACGTTATCTACAAAAGAACCGCCAAGGGTATACAGAACAGATTGACAAAAGATGACATGGTTGGTTACTCCTATGAAGAAAGCGAAGATGTTAATCTTGCATTGGCCGTTTGGGAATATTGGGACAACACCACACAGACCGTGTACACTTGGATTGAGGGCGGATCGGATTGGATCAAAGAACCTTTCCACCCCAACAAATTAGGTTCTGACTTCTTCCCGTATTTTATCCTGGGTTTGAATTGGATAGACGGAGAAGAGTGGCCGATAGCCGACACAGAATTACTCATGGCCTTGCAAGATGAGTACAATACAATTAGAACACAGCAAGCAAAACATAGAGAGTTATCAGCTCCGTTCTTCGTTGCTGACGCCTCCCGCGTAAACTATGAGGATATAGAAGTTTTCAGTAATGCGCAGATTGGCGAGATAGCGCTTATCAATGCTTCTGGTGCTGGAGTTAACAACGTATTTCAACCAGCAGCTCCGCCACCGATGAATCCTATTGTATACGATACAGCTCCAATCCGCTCCGACATGGAGTGGATCAGTGGGCTAGGTGACGCGCAGAGAGGTGGCATACAGAGAGCCAAGACGGCAACAGAAGCTAATATTCAAAACGAAGGACTAGCAACCCGTATACAGGAGAAAGTGGATCAAGTAGAGGGTTGGTTGCACAAACTAGCCAGGTACAGTTTAGAGATATTAGTGCAAGAGATGTCCGTTGAGATGGCAATGGAATTAGCTGGTCCAAGAGCTTTTTGGCCACAGTTAATGGAAGGCAAGAAAGAGTTATACAAAAATATCAATGTCGTTATAAAGGCCGGCAGCACCGGGATGCCTGACGAGAATGTTGAGAGAATGCGCTGGGTTGAGGTTATGCCTATTATCATGCAGAACTTGCAAATGATTCAAGCTATGCGTCAGGTAGGTATGCCAGATCAGTTTAACCCATACATACAACTTTTAGAGGAGACGTTGAAGAGATTTGATGAGCGTATAGAAATTGGTAAGTTCTTGCCGCCGTTGCCTGAAAGTATGCAGGCTTATATAAATCAAACCATGCAGATGCAGCAGCAGATGGGTGACCCATTAAATGTAACAGATCAGATGTCTTCAGGCATGCCACAAGCGCCAGGTATGGAACCACCACAACAACTGAATGAGGCAGTAAACGCGCCGCAAAATCGCGTAATGCAAAGAACTCGTAACGAGTACAGGGAACCACAGGGAGTAATATAAATGGCAGAACAAATAGAGACAAATATGGACGCCAACATATATAACGAGACGTTAAACGTTATGCAGGCAGAGTTAGAGAGTTTAAATGAAGATAGGCCAGAGGAGGAGTTAGATGTCAAAGCAGAACCAACGCCCGAACCCGAGCCAATTAGAGAACCAGAGAGCGGTACTGACTCTCCCACCTACCAAGAAGCTGAGGCAGCACAAGAAGACACGAGGAGTAGAGATGTTAGCTCAGAAGAACCAGAAGAAGCGGTTTCAGCAAGCGAGGGAACAAAAGAGAGGACAGACCTAGATCCAGAAGACGCAGAGGTTTATGGAAACTTAAAACCCAAAGCGCAGGAACGTTTTGAGCATTGGATCAATAGAGCTAAGGAGCTAGAGGCTCAGTCTGCTGGTTTAGAGCCCTCGAAAAACTTACACCAATATATTACAGACAGTGGCACGAACTCAGACCAACTGCAATGGGCTGTTGAGACGTTTAGGAATCTTAACTCTGGCAATTATGAACAAGCAACCCAGGCTCTTAAGTCTCTTGATAAATTTGCCGATCAAATTGGGGAGGCCTTAGGTGTCAACAAAACCGAGAACGATGCTAGTTCTTATAACGACTTTGAAGACTTAAGAGGCGCTGTCGAGAATCTAGAGATTAGTGAGGATTGGGCGAACAAGTTAGCTACGCAGCGTATTTCATCACATTCACAGGATCAAGCTAAAGAGACATTTAGTCAGGCTCATGCGAATCAGATGAGAGCTCAGCAACAGGTAGAGAGTGGAAAAGCTCAGGCCTACCAAGACATAGATGCATGGGAAAAATCTATATCATCGCAAGATGCTGATTATAATAGCACGAAGAAAGAAATAATGATGGATATCGGTAGAGAATTAGCAGCGTCTAATATTCCACCGCAAAATTGGTTACCCAATCTTCAACAGCAGTATAATGTACTAACCCGCGGAATGTCCGTCGCATCCGCTGGTAAGTCAAAGGCTAGTAAAAGTTCCGGGCCCCTAGCACCCGGTAGAACAAGCGGCGGATCAGGCGGCCCATTAGATACAGGTCAGGCAGAAGTTACACCGGAGTTTCTTCAGGCTCATCTGGAACAAATGAGGAGCTAACAGGATTTGATGTAAGCTGGATTCATCACCAGTAGCACGTATTGGCTCTCGTGTGGCCAACCCTGTTCCATGGAACTACAACAACTTAAAAAGGTGAAACACAATGGCAATGAATTTTGCAATCAATGCTAGTGATGTTCAGCAATTAGGCTTCGTAGCTCTTGAGAATTTTCTAAAGAACAAACCTATCGATCAGGTGGCTGTTCAACACCCGTTGCTAAAGGCTTTATCTGCTAAAAAGAAGCCGTGGGGTGGTGGTAATAAGTTTATCACCGAGCAGATCCGCAAAGATTACGATAACTTTTTCCAATGGTTTGGTGATGCAACTGGGGCGGTAGGTGTTACTGATCCCAACGTGTCGACGACTGTTGGTTATAATACTCGTGATACGGTGGTTCAGGCGTCATATCCTTGGAACGCGGCACACGATGGTTTCCAGTTCTCTGAAGATTTCTTATTGGGTAACGGCATTCTAATTGGTGACTCACAGAATCCAACAAACTCAAGCTCGGCCAGTCTAGTCCAGCTTACCAATATTTTCAACGAGGCGATGGATGTTCTTCGTCTAGGTTTTGAAGAAATTCTTGACCAATCGTTGCATCTGGATGGTACGCACAACCTAGGCGGTGGAACGTCGGCGGCTTCTAAGGCTATCAACGGTTTAGACTATTTGGTAACTTTTGATCCGCGAACTGGTACACCTGGTGAGCTTAACAGAGCAACTGAAACGTATTGGCGTAACAACTGGGATACTGGCGGTGGTCTAAATACCCACGTGTCAACTACCCCGGCTGGACACGGCCACGCCTCTCTATTGGCTGCGATGCACGTTATGTGGCGCGCATGTCAGAAGAATGGCGGAAGTCCCAATTTGATCCTAGCTGGTACGGATTTCATCAAGGGTTACGAACTGGCCGCAACAGCTGCAAGCGCACTATCGCGTTATGCTGTTCAGCCCGGTTCGATGTCTTCTCCTTGGAATCTCGATCCTTCTGTTGAGATCAAAGATGGCGGTACGTTTACAGGCTTGTACTTTCAGGGTGTTCCCATTATTTGGGATCCAGTGTTTGATACTTTGGGTGCTACTGCAGGTTACAACATAAGTAACGGCACTACAGTGGCATGGTCTAAGCGTTGCTACATGCTTAACACCAACCATATTAAACTCCGCCCAATTGAGGGTAATGATATGATCGCACGGAAGCCTCCGCGTGAGCATACAAGCTACAACTACTACTGGGGCATGACCTGGCGTGGTGGTCTCACGATGAATCGTGGAAACTGTCATGGCTGCATTATGGCTACTGGTGCGTAGTAAGGTATGGATTGTGGGGGCTTCGGCCCCCGCAGTTCTTTTTTATCAAGGGAGATAAAATTATGCAATTTCCATTATTGGAAGGTTTTGCGCCAAACGGCACGGGCAGCAGCGCAACAAGACAGGTGTTTATGGGTCATGAATTGCCAGTGTATATGTTTAGGTTCGATGGTAGAATAACAGACATCGCTACCATAGAAGAAGAGACACGAGAAGTAGAGAGTATAGAGCAAGAG